TTTCATTGTACTCTGGAAAGTTCTGACCATAGAATCCCATATAATCAACAAACCTCCTGGTATAGAACTCAGCAGTCTCATTGACTCTATTTAACATAGCGTTAAGCTCCTCTACAGATATAGTCTCAGAGTTCTCACTTCTATGTTTAAATACACCTCCATTGCTGATCTGATACATAGCAAAGGGCAAATAGGCACTTTGCGTAAACCAAACAAGCATAGGCTTAATGTAAACGTCAATTAAATCTTTGTACTTAACATTGCCCTCATCACTTATCTCACCAGAGATTACCAAAGCCTGTAGTTTAGTATATAATTTACCTCCAATGTAGTTCTGTATATGAGTATCTTGTGCTACTTCAATGAATTGAATTAGCTTATCTCCATCAACATTTCCATCTATTATGGATTTGCGCTTTAAGTCGTTTATAGTTATAAAAAGTGCTTTCTGTGCCATATCTATTTAGTTTTAGGATAAGCCCCTCTTCCTGGCATATCTACAGGTCTAATAACAACCTCCTTTGGGTTAATAGGCTCTTTAAAGCCTTCCGCTACAGCATCTGAAGCTTCTACCTCAGTATCAGCAGATACCCTTTTCTTGTATACCTTTCTTTCCCAAAAGTGATGGCAGTTTTTACCTCCCTTAAATTTAAAGAGTGAGTAGTTCTGCTTGTTATGACCTAATTCTTTGTTTAATCCTCTGAAGGACATCTGTGAGATGTCCTCTCTTCTAAACACAATCTCTTTACCGCTTAAAGACTCTAACTGAGTACAGAACTTTCTGCTGTCAGGAGACTTTCTAAGGGGTGCATAAGAGTATCTAACTTTATATCCTGTGTTGTCTTGATTAGAGGCAGCATTAGGGTTAGAATCGCTTTTAGTTACGGCTAAAGCAGTAAGATCAAACTCTTCATTTTCATCTGTTACGGCCTCTGTGTGCACTAGCTCCCAATCAGAACTAACTACTTCACCCATCTCTTCTAATTGAGAATATATATCATCTCCCTCTTCATCAGAGAAGTCTAGCTTGCTTTCAGTCTCAGATTGAGAAGACAGTTTTTCTCCTGTCTCCTCTTCTCTTTTAACCTTAGTAGAGATATTATCTAACTCTGTAAACTCAATTGGTTGTAGAGTTACAAAGTATAAGTTTAAGTATATTTTATTAAAAGCTAAAATGTCTTCTAATCCATCTAATATTCCTTGCTGTAAAGGTCTAATAACAACATTATCCATAAGGATTGATGCTGTTCTTAATTCCTCTGCATTGTTACCAAAACCAGTATTATCCTTAATACCTAACAGTATTGGAGACACAATACCGTGTCCTAGCATTATCTTCTCTCTTGATTCGTCGGATAAGAACTGATACTGAGCGTGAGCATCTGGCAAGTGAATAGGCTCTATGTCAGCTTTGCTTTCTACTCCCTCATTAAAGGTTAGTATGAATTTACCTGCTTGAGAAGTTCCACCGAACTTCTCCATTATCTTTCTTTCAATAAGTTCTTGAGTCTCCTCATTTGGAACCCCATTATTGAAGTTAATCAACATACTAGGCTGAAGACCGTTCTTTATGTTGTTTATGTGATAGTTAGATACTTCTTCTTCAAGGGCACAGTATTGTAAGCATCCATTATAATCGACTGGAGCATAGTAGTAGAATCCACTTCTGTATGGCTTGAATATATATAACTCAATAGCATCACTTTTTCCTCCATTCTCAAAAGTAGGTATTCGTTTAGGCTTATCGCTTGGCTTTATCTCAGCCCATTTAGGGTGATAGTAATATGCGCAGATCTTACCTTCCTTAGCTTTCTCAGCTCTTAATGTTTCCATTGGGAAGTGCAATACTTTTACTATGCTTGTCTTTTGCTTATTATATACAATCTGTACAGCGGCTTGTCCAAGCATCTTATAGTCATTAGACACCCTCTTCATTTCCCTTGATTTAAGGAGCATCTTCATCTTAGCGTACATCTCTGGCTTAATATCAGAGTCAGAGGCTTCCAAGCCTCTACCGTATATCATATCTATAATTCCATTAATACAACGAGCATTAGTAGGACTACCAAGATACTTGTCTATTAATCCATCAAAGTAATCATTATTCTCACCGTATTGTACCCAATCCTTACCATAGACTTCTCTAACCTCTGGAGTTTGGTATCCAGATAAATTAATAACCCTGGTAGATCCCTGCTTTTTAGGAGCTTGTGGTAGGTTTGTTATTCTAGTTATTTTGTGTTTCATACTATAATACTATGTATTCATTATCACCATTACCAACATACTCATTGTATTTGTCCTCGTTTATAGTGTGAACAACTTCATCATCAGTTTGAGTGCTTGCGTATGCCTTGTCTCTGTAAAACAATGAACTACCATTTGTGAACTCTAAGTAGTAGGCATTTTCTGCACTAAGTATTGAGAAAGTAATGTCCATATAAACAAAATTACTATTCACATCTGGAACAGTAGCTGATATACCTGTAATAGTTTCTGACTTATTAGTGCCGTCTTCAGTTATAGTCAAGCTAATGTCATTAAAAGGAGTGCCTACAGTAGGAAACTCTCTTGGAATAACGGCAATAGTTTGAACTAATGTGTTGGGCAACAATCTTATCATAGTATGATAACTGAAAACCTATGTTTTTGTTTTAGTTTTAGTGCAAACGTATATAAATAGAAAAAGGAGGGCTATTGCCCTCCCCTTACTATGTTTAATAGCAACTAACTTAGCTCTACTATGTTTAAGAGTATAGAAACTTAGGTGTACTATGTTTAAGAGTATAAGTTATGCTCCTAATACAACTGTGAATCCAGCAGCAGCAATAGTATCTCCTAAGAAGTTAGAAGGTACTTTCTCCATCCCTGTAAGCGTCAATGTGTAACCTGAAAGATCTCCCATTGCAGCACCTGTAACAACAGTTCCTCCTGTTACATCCATTCCGTGTTCTAAGCCAGCTACAAAAACGTTTCCATTGTTGTCCTCTATTAAAACGTGAGGTCTACCATAAGAAAGCAATTTGATTTCTTTGTGGTCAGCAACAGTTAGTTTTTTAAGGGTAACTTCTAATACTTGCTCAAAAGCAGTAGTTCCGTTATCTCTTGAAGACTGAATGTTTTGTGTAAATGTAGATGTCCCTTTAAGGTCGTACTTGTAAGCAGATGGTGTGCCAGCTACCCCATCAATTACATCAGTATTAGTAGCATCGTAAGTGATTGCTCCTAAATCTCCGTAATTAACAAAGTAAATAGCGTTTAAGCCACCAACGCTGTCTTTACAAGGCTCAATTCTTCCTAATGATATATCGCAAGCCATAATTTTATGTATTTATTAGATTAATTAAAAAAGGGCAAGCAGTCACCTACCTGCCCTTTTATTGTTTGTTTATGTTAAATTATGCTGGTGTGTATAAAACGATGTCAGCACCAATTCCGTACTGTACAGCAGCAGTCATTCTCATTACGATTCTAACATTTTGAGACCCATCTATGTCAGCCATATCAATAACTTTTACTTCATTAGAATCTGAAAGCAATCCAGTTCCAAAATATAAGTTAGATTTCTCAGCAGCTACAATGTAGTTAGAAGTTAATCCGTTAGCTACAAAGATAGCAACACCATCAAAAGAAAGTGAACCATTGTTGAACCATTGTGTACCTTGTGCGTTTGTTCCAGCAGCACCCAAACCACTAGCAGCAAATCCACCTAATGCTCTTACGTAAGCTCTTGCTACGTTCTGAGATACATAAAGATTTAGGTCTTCCTTACCATAAAGAGTAGAAGGAATAGCATCAACTACCTTTCCTAATTCAGCGATTACGTTAGAAGCGGTAACAGTAGTACCGACTACATCAACTACATCAGCGTCAGCAGTCATTAATGGAATAAATCCGTCAAATTCGCCAGCGTTAGCAGTTGCTCCAGACCAAATGTTTTGCTCATTTTTTTGCGCTACTTTAGCAGCAACGTGTGCTATTAAGAAGTCAGCGAATGAAGGAGGTAAATTGTCAAATGCAGAAGCTCCCATTTCTACAGCCTCCCAGTCAGAACGGAAGTCTTTCTTACATAATTGTAAGTTAACTTGAAACTCCTCTGGCTGAATAATTCTTTCAGTTAAAGTGACAGTTGAAGTTGGGTCAAAATCACAGGTTCCGTTTTTAAGTAAACCATCTGTAGAGATTTTCTTAATTACTTCCTTGAATTTGATGTTTGGTTTTACTTCGATACCACCGTTTTCGATAGTATTAGCAGATAGTAATGCAGCAGAGATATATTTCCCAGCAAATTCACCCGCGTAAGTAGTAGTGATTGATGTTGTAGTTGCCATTTTTGTTTATTTAGAGATTTTAGATAATACTAAGTCAAATGTAGTTCTTACTCTTTTCTGAGAGTATAGGTTTAATTCTTTAGAAGAAACCACTTCTTCTGGTGAGTGTAATAAAGGAGATACTTCTTCTTGAGAAGACAACTCCTCTAATTCAGCAGGAGCGTCTTTAGAAGACTCCGTACTCATACCTTCCATAATTTGGTCGTACATAGCCTTCATTTCTGCTAATGCTTGAGCCAATTCTTCTTTTGTAGCGTACATCTCTTCTTTAGGAGCTTCCTCTACTACATCAGTAGCAGGATCTGCAACTGGTGCATCTTCTGCTAATGCAGCTAAGTCCTCTTGCTCTTCCAACTTCACTTCTTCAACAATAGCAACTTCCGTAACCTCTTCTGTTGTAGAAAGCAAAATTGACTTGAATTTGTCAACGATTTCTTTTGCGTTCATATTGATTTATTAATTTATTACTAAATATGATAAGATAACTGATATACAACTAATTGTTGTATTTTCATTATCCATTGTGAGAAACAATGGTTCGTACACCTTTGATATTCTCAACTTCTTTAACTTGTACCTTTGTTATTAATGGCTTAGACACCACTTCAATTTCTTCTTCTACGTGATTAACCTTTTTCTTCTTAAACATACTATTCCGTAATTTTAGTTATACTTCCAATTCCTTGATTAATCATATTGCCTTTACAGCACTTTGTAGAGTATGTGCCATTCTTGCATAGGCAGGCTCTCTTAGATGATTTTGGGCTTGTTCTACTTGGTGTCTCCTTCATATTTCTCTTCTTTGTATACTGTTAAACATAATTCTACGAAAGGAAGGTACAGAACGTGATCTGTTAGTTCTTCATTTTCATAGCTTCTTACCCCAAATAATACTCCAGGATATAATCCTACACTAAGTTCCCAATTGTTATCCATTGTTATCCATTGTTATCCATTATAATATGTAATTAAGTCTCCAACCATTATTTGTATTTTCTCCTCATCAGACAATGAGAATAAGTCTTTTACTACGTCCTCCTTACTTGCGTTTAGCTTGTCAGTAAAGAAAGCCTCTATTGAAAACCCCTTTACCTTACCTTTCTTAACATAATTATTCCAAATATCATCGTTGTTTACTTTAACTGAAACCATCCAGGTTCCGACAGGTAAACTAAGACCATACTTCTTAGATTTGTCCATTTCTGTATCTTCAATAATCCAAGACTCAACAACAGACATACCCTCTAATTGAACCTCGTGTTCTAATGTAGAATTGTTCTGCTTTCCTCTTGATAAGAATAGCTCAGATGCTTTCCTTACAGTATCTTCGCTAAAGAATATATTATACTCTTCATCTTCTGTCTTTCTGTATATCTTCTTATTAGGTATTAATGCAGCACCCATAAGAACTCTTCTTTCCTTGTCAACCTCAGCAAGTTCGACTTTATGCTCTTTTAGAGCAATAAAGTCCTCCTCAATAGCAGGACTTTCAACTACGGAGAGAGCTTCTATTCCGTTAAATTGGTTTTCTTCGTCTATGTATAATTCAATATCTCTCATATTATGATAACTTAATTAGCTCTTATTTGTTTTAATTTGTCACAAATTTAGCATAGATTTGTGACAAAGTTTTACTCTATTTATCCTAAAGACGCAGCACCTACAATGTTTCTGTCCATTTCTTGTGCCGTAGACACATCCTTAGACACTACGTAGGCTTTTACTGGCTGATTAAACTGTCCTTTAACTGCGGCAGCTAATTGATTACTTGGTGACTGCCCTACTATGTTGAAGTCTGGGGCCTGTGGGCCACCAGAACC